CGCCTGATTGAGGCGTCACGCACGGTGCGCCAGTATGCCGGGACCGAAGGGTCGCGCCACCTGATTGAGATGCTTGACACGCTGGGGCGCAGTTACATGACGGACCTGGTGAATGTGGCGCCTGATGGCTTGATTGCCTTGCAGGCGGCGATCAAGCAGACCTATGCCATCCGCGCGATTGTGGCCAATGAAGGCCAGGACGTGCCCAAGATTTGAATCTCAACCCCGTGACTGATTGAGCCGCTTCATTGCGGCTTTTTTATGTCCGGACAGTCCGAGTCCCGCAAGGGCTCTTTGCCCCGAAAGGAAACACCATGGCAACCCAAGAGCAAGATGATTTTGCTGAAGCATTCGGCGAAGACGTGCAGCGCAGCGAGATGAGCGAGGACGAGGCCTTTGGCCTGGCGCCCGAGCCCGACCTCGAGACGCCCGACGAGGAGGATGCTGATGTGGCCGAAGAGGCTGAAGAGCCTGCTGCCGAGCCTGCGATTGCCGAGTCTGCACCCAATGACCCAGCCCCCGCTGAGACCGGTGAAGCCGGGCCTGCAGAGGAGACCGCGGTGGTGGTCGAGCCTGGCGCCGAGGATGCGGGCGATGTCGAGGTGATGAGCCCCGAGGACATCCAGCGCGAGAAGTCCTGGATGGGTCGCCTCAAAGCCAAAGAGGCCGAGCTCAAGGCGCGCGAGGAGGCGCTCAAAGGCGCTGCCCCGGCCGAAGAAAGCGCAGAAGCAAGCGCTGAAGCCCCTGCTGCCGAGGCCATGGAGGATGCCATGGAGAAGGTGGAAAGCGGCGAGCTGACTTTCGAGCAGGCCATGCAAACGCTGGAGGCTGACTTTGGCCCAGATTTTCCCAAGATGCTGACCTTGGTGGCCAAGCACATCGGCGCCCAAGTGTCTGATGAGCGCGTGGGCTCGGTCCGCGGTGAGCTCGATGAGGTGGTCAATGAGTTGCGTACTGAAAAAGAAAAGTCGCATTACGAGACCATTTCCGAGGCTCACCCCGACTTCATGGAGGTCGGCGCCAGCCCTGAGTTCCGTGCTTACGTGGAGGGCCTGCCGGCCTCTGAGCAGGAGGCCGCGATGCAGGTCATCAATGGCGGCACCGCCAAGCAGATCAACAAGCTGCTGAGTGACTACAAGGCCAAGGGCCAGGTCACCACCGAGGCTGATCTTGAGAAGCCACCTGCTGCCGCACCTGTTGATGAGTCCGCCCTGGACGCCGCTGAAGGTGTGCGTTCGGCCGGCCTGAAGATTCCCGAGAAGCCTGCCCAGGCCGACGACTACGAGGCCGCCTGGGAACAGTTCTGACGATTCGGGCGCAAGCCCAGACCATTGCGAAGTTGGTTACCTCGCCCCGTCGCACAGTGCGGGTTATCACTGGGCATTTTCGGAGCACGACACCGGTCGCGCTGCCGGGTTCATGCGGGACAAGTCGAAAGGCTCCCCGAAGGCATGGCCTGGGCTGCATACGGCATTAAGCGTCAGTTCGCTCCTTTTGATATGGCTCCGCAAGGGGTCTTTTGTCTTTTTATCTTAAGGAAAAATCATGGCTAATACTGCTTACGGCGATATCTCGCCTCGTACCGCCGCCTATGCCTGCAAGGAATTGCTCAAGCGCGGCGTCCCCTACCTTGTGTTCGAGAAGTTCGGCCAGGCCAAGAGCCTGCCAAGCAACTCCAGCAAGGTGGAAATCTTCCGGCGCTACACCGCGCTGCCAACCACGCCGACCGCACTGACTGAGGGCGTGACCCCCACAGCGCAAACGCTGGCCAAGACCGACGTCACTGCCACCCTGGTGCAGTACGGCGACTTGATCACCGTGTCTGACGTGATCACCGACACCCACGAGGACCCCGTGTTGAACGAGTCCATCGAGCTGTTGGGCGAGCAGGCCGCGCAGATGATCGAGAAGATGCGCTACGGCGTGCTGAAAGCTTGTACCAACAAGATTTTGGCCAACGGCACCCTGCGTACTGACGTGAACACGGCTTTCACCGTGGCTCTGCAGCGCCAGGCTGTGCGTACCCTGAAGCGCCAGAACGCTCGCCCGATCACCTCGATTGTGCGTTCGACCCCGAGCTTCGGCACCGAGAACGTGGCCCCTGGCTTCGTTGCCATCATTCACCCCGACATGGAAGCTGCTGTGCGCACACAGACCGGTTTCACGCCGGCTGAGAAGTATGGCTCGATCAGCCCATGGGAGAACGAAATCGGCAAGATCGATGACGTGCGTTACCTGTCCACCACCATCGTTGAGCCTTACCCCAACGCTGGCGGCGCCAAGGGCACCATGCTGTCGACCTCGGGCACCCTGGCCGACGTGTACCCGGTGATCTTCCTGGGTCGTGACGCCTACGGCATCGTGGCCCTCAAGGGTCAGTACGCCGTGACCCCCATGGTGGTCAACGCCAAGCCCTCGGATTCCGATCCGCTGGCCCAGCGCAGCCACGTGGGCTGGAAGAGCATGCAAACCTGCGTGATCTTGAACGACCTTTGGCTCGTAATTGTTGAAGCTGCAGTGGTAGCATAAGCAAAATTAACTGACCTATGACTAGTCTTCCATAGTACAATAAGGTACTTATGGAGGGCTTGTCATGCCAGTTAAAACATGCGAGGTTTGCAGTCTTGATTTCAAGGCCAGGCTCAATGTGGTCAGGACTTGCAGCACCCAGTGCCGCAACACCCTGATCTCTAGAGAGAAGTCATTGCGGCACCAGGCGGTCAAAAACTGCGTGGTCTGCAATGCAGAATTTCAGGTTGGAGCGGTTGATGCGATCAAGCAGACCTGCTCCAAAGCGTGCTCGTACAAACTCAGAGGGTCGAAGACCAGCAAGGGTCAGATGATGACCTGTGTGACTTGCGGCGCCGGGTTTTTTACCCAGTTGTCGCAGTTGAAGACCAATGGCGGCGGGACGTACTGCTCCAAGAAGTGTCTGTACGACAAGAACAAGGACAAGATGCAGAGGGCTTGTGTGTGCTGCGGGAAGATGTTTACATCGCCGCCCAGTCAGGCGCATGTGCAAACCTGCTCTACCGAGTGTGGCTACGAGTGGTTTTCTGGGGAGCGAAGACCAAACTATGTTGGCGCCACTTACAGGGTGGTGAACGAGGATGGAACCTCCACTGTAAAGACTAGCAAATGGTATGCGTCCAAGCACAACACAGCCAGGCGCCTGGTGACCATCAGAGCGACGCCAGGCTGGGCTGATGCCCAAGCGATACGAAGAGTTTATGACCTGGCGGCCAGGCTGGAGTCTGAGACTGGTTTGATTTACCACGTCGATCACATCGTTCCGCTGAATGGTAAGACGGTGTCAGGACTGCATAACCAGTTCAATTTACAGGTTCTTCCAGCGACGGAGAACATCAAAAAGAGCAACCGACATTGGCCTGATAAGCCATAACAAATTCCCATCCGGGAATCAACAAGCCACCGCGAAGTAATTCCGGTGGCTTTTTTCATGGGCCTTTGATGGCCTTTTTTGTTTTCAAGAGGTAACCACATGGCGACTAAATCCCAAATCAGCACACTGGAAAACAGTGCGCCAGAAGCTCCTGCTGCGGCAGAGAAATCCAATGTGCAGCGCGCGCGTGCCATCGATGGTGGCACCGGCAAGTTTGAGCTGTTGACCGTCTACGCCGGCACCGAGGCCGATGGCCAGGACGCCGTCAACATTGGCCTGAACGGCTACCTGTACCAGATTCCACGCAACAAGCCGTACCTGGTGCCCGAAGAGGTGGTCGCTGTGTTGCGCGATTCGGTGACCACCAGCTTCTCCAACGTCGGCGGGCAACAAGTCGCCAGCGACCGCCCGCGCTACGCCTTCTCTGCTGTGCCTGAGTAAGCAGGACGCCAATCATGTTGCTCGCCAACTTCCATCCCTTCGTTGCGACCGAGGTGATTGGCTGCCCCTATCCGACCATCGACCAGGCCCTGCTGCTGACGGCGATTGAGTTCTGCCGCGAGACCAAGGCCTGGACTGAAATCCAGGAGCCGATTGCCCTGGTTGATGACACCTTTGAATACGAGATGGACGCCCCAACGGGCGCTCTGGTGCAGGCGGTGCGCGATGTCTGGATTGGCAGTCGCCGCCTGGCCCCGATCACTGTGGCTGGACTGCAAAACGTGATGCCCGACTGGGCCACGATGAAGGCCAGCGAGCCCAGTTACTACAACATGGCCGGCGAGTTGCCGTTGCTGCGGGTCTACCCGATCCCCACCAACACCACGGGCCAGGCCCTGGTGGTGCGCGCGACCTATGTGCCCAAAACGAACGCCTTGAGCCTGCCGGACTTTCTGGGGCAACGGCACATGGAAGGCATTGCCAGCGGCGCCAAGGCCCGTCTGATGGCCATGCCGGGCGTTCCCTGGTCGAACCCCGAGCTGTCGGTCTATTACCGCTCTCTTTACGACAGCGCCATTTTGAACACCCGCATCGAAGAGGCGCATGACCGTGTGCCGGGAACGATCAGGGTGCAGCCCCGCAGCTTCGGCTTTTAACCCACAGGAGTCATCATGACCATCGCCGCCCAATCCATCATCCGCCGGCCACCGACTTGCTGCAAGACCAGACTTCGGTGCGCTGGACGCTCCAAGAACTGGTGCGCTGGCTCAATGACGCGCAACGCGCCATCGTCAAGGTGCGCCCTGACTCGATGAACACCACGGTCACCATGAGCTTGTCGGCTGGCAGTCGGCAGGACTTGGACAGCACCACGGCCAACGAGGCGGGTAATGCGGCCTTGGCTCCGGCTCCGGCCAAGCTGATCGACATCACCCGCAACATGGCGTCCACCTCCACCAAGGATGTCGTGACCAAAGTCGAGAAGAAGATCATGGACGCGATCCGGGGCTGGCACAGCGTCACCCCCAGTGTGAACATCCTGCACTACATCTTCGACGCCAAAGACCCCAAGACGTTTTACGTCTACCCGCCAGCCACTTCACTTGCCAAGCTGGAGGTGATGTATTCGGCTTACCCAACCGACATTGCCGCCCCCGCTGCGGGTGCTGTCCTGCCCTCCGACAACCAGTACGACAACACCTCCAACGACACGGGCAAGGTGGTGCTGGGCAACTTGAGTGTGCCTGACATCTACGCCGATGA